CGCTTTCGTTATTCCAGTCGCTTTCCGGTGCCGAGTGAACCCAATGCCCAGACATTCCTATGTTGGGGGCAGCCGCCCGCGCCGCAACAGGCGTCAGCGTCGCCCATGTGTTAGCCGAGATCGAGTAGCGGTAAAGGGTGACGGCGTTATTACCCATCAGGTAAAGGAAATCATCATTCCCCTCAATGGCATACTGCGATGTCGCATCGGGCGTGGTGGTCCAAGTGGCAACGGTAAGTGTGTCTCCAGTATTGGCCGTGATGGTGCGGATTTGGCCAGCACCAGTTCCGGCAGTGATGCGGACCTGACTATTAATCCATTGCGAAGCAGTCCATGTTTTGCCGGTCTGCGTCAGCGTCGTGGCCGTGGCCGAGGTCGCGGTGCCGGTGGCAAAATTCTTGAACGCGCCGTCAACGACGGACGGTGTGGCGATCAGCTTGGCGTCCGTGCCAAAGGCAATGGGCATGTTTGCCAGCGTGGTCCAAGTGTTTGTCGCATAGTCATACTTGCGAAAAGAAGCCGCCGCAGTTGAGCCGTTGCCCGCGACATACCAAGTCGGCGTCAGCAAGCGGTAAACCGTCGATGCCGAGAAGGCCGACGCCTGCGTCGCCACGGTAATGACCGCGTTAGTGGCGACAGTGTTGCTCACGATATCCAGCACGGCCCCGGCATTCGGACCCGCGAGGATTTGAACCTTGTAGCCGCGCAGATCGCGGGCAAGCGTCTGGTTGGTGATGATGGTCGATGTCGTGCCGCCCGTCGCGGTCAAGGAAGATGCCGCCGTCGCCGTGCCGATGCTCCAAGCAGCCGCTGTTGCCGAAAGGCCAGCGCCAACCGCCGCTGCAAGCGCAGGGTTGGGTATCAGGACCCATCCATCCTCTGCGGGATTGTAGATGTACGCCTCGGTAATGGAGCGAATAAAAAGCTGTTGCTGCCGAAAATGTCGGGAGGATGAAATCAGCATTCCCCCGCCATTTATGTTCGGCGCAGGGGCGCAAAATTCCCACCGCTTGAGGTCGAGGATTTTGCGATTCCCATTGGTCGTCGGCATATCAGGTCACCGTAATGTTGCGTCGAGATGAATCCGCCGCCATACGCATCAGCGCCGGGATTTGATCCTGCGCGGCGAAGCCGCCAATTTGGGATTGGTTTGCGACAGCACTCACCGTCGTGACCGTGCCAACCGTCGTGACCGTGCCAACCGTCGTGACAGCCGCCAGCGTCAGAGACGCGCTGATCGCGTCCAGTGCCACGCGCAGGCGCATCGCCGTGTCCGGCATGGCTTGCCCAAGTCCGCTGCGCGTCAACGACTGCACGGCCATGCGCAGGGCTTCAAGTGATTCGATCAGTTCACCATAACCTGCAACCGGGAGCGGGTTTTCTGGACCCACATCAAGCGCCGTTTTGCTGTCGTCCGCGCCGCTAAAGGTCGCAATGCCGACGGTCTGGACGTTTGCGTTTTCGCCGGAATACGCGACTTCGCGGGTTGCGACTTTAGAGCCGCTGCCCGGTGTGTAGCCTAAGTTGTCAGCCATGTTTCAGCCCTTTTTTTTATGGCGCCGGGATGCCGATGTCGAAGGCACCCAGCGTGAAGGTGTTGCCGCTGGTGACGATCTGGCTGACCGAGAGGCTTCCCGCCGCGAGCAGGCGCGAATTGACGGTGTCCACCAGCGCCCAGTGCGATGCGATGCCGCTGGCGGTGACGCTGCCGTCAGTGATGGCCGACACGGTCACGCGCCGCCCGGACGGCGTGCGAGCCGCCGGCGCGCCGACGCTGGGTGAGGTTTTTTCACCCAGCGCAAAGGTGGCATTGGCTTGCGTAAAAGTCGATGGCTCGGCGTTGCAGATGGTGAGCTTGTTGGCCTCGGTGTCAAGCACTGTGAGTCCGTTGTCGAGCACGCGGTCGTTCAGAGAAGGCATACCTAGATCTCCAGCCGGTCGACCGGCTCGCTCCCGATCGGGTTGTTGTTCGCATCGAACACGGTGCGCCGCGGCTTGTTGACCTCACCTGCGACTTGGCGCAGGCCGTTTTCAATGGCGCCGAGGCTGTCTTCGATGTTGTCGCTCATCGCTTTCACGGCAACCGCTTGCTGGTTGATCGATTCAGCCACAGCGCGCAGGTCGTCGACCTCGACGGTGTGCGTGATCGCATCCGGCACGCTGACCGGCACGGTGACGCTGGGCGCCGGCGCGGGCGCGGCGTCGCGCTCGAGCAGCTTGGCCACGGCCGCGAGCAGCGCGCGGCTGATGCGGCGGTCTTCGGCGGCCTGGGCCTCGGCTTCGTCGGCGTCGTCGTCGTTGCTGTCGTCGCCGCTGGCATCGGCCGGCGGGGTGGCCGGGGCCGGGGTGGTGCCGGTGGGCAGGCCCGCGGCTTGCAGCAGGGCTTGCTCTTGGCCCAGCTCGTCGACGATGTCTTCGAACTCGCGGCCCTGGCTGGCGGCGGCGGCGGTGCGGCTGTTGATGCCGAGGGCGATTTCGTCGCGGATGGCGGCGATTTCCTTGGCCGGGTCCACCCAGGACCAGGTGCGCGGCTGGAAGCGTGCGGCGTCGGTGAACTTCTGCAGCTTGTCGGCCGGCAGGGCCTTGCCGGTTTCGGGGAAGCGGATCTCGCCGCGCAGCAGCGCGGACTCGAGCCAGGCGCGATACACCGGGAAGGCGACGCGCTGCACCCACCAGCCCTGCAGCGTTTTCCAGGCGTCGCGCTCGCCCAGCTCGGCGATGCGGGCGCTGGAGTAGTTGACCTCGGTCATGTCGCCGGTGAGGTTGTGCGCGGCGACATCGAGGCCAGCGGCAACACCGCGGAAGCAGGCCTTCAGGAAGCTGTCGAAATTCTGATGCGGATAGTCCGGGTCCCAGCTTTCGAGCTTGTAGCCGGGCGGCAGGTTGATGAACTCGCCGGCCTCGGCGCTCATTTGCGGCACGCCGCTGGCGCTGACGCCGTCGGCAATGCCGGCGAGGGCGTTGGGCGCGTCTTCATTGCGGGTGAAGACGCCCATCTTGGCGGCGCCGACGCGGGCGGCGACGACCGCGGCCTCTTCGTAGGCGTGCAGCATGTTCATGCGCAGCAGTACGGCGTGCAGCCAGGTGGCGCCGCGCACCTGCTCGGCACGCTCGACCAAGAAGGGGTGCAGCAGCTCCGAGGCGGCGACGCGCTGGGTGGTGTTGGTACCGTTGTCGCGCGGATCGCCGGGATGGCGGCTTTTGACGTAGATGGCCACCGGCTGCAGCAGGCTGTTGACTTCGACGCCCATGCGCACGACGTTGCCGTTGCGCAGGGTGGTGTTGATGTCGCTGTCGATGCGGTCGGCCTCGAGGATCTGCAGGCCGATGCCGTGGGTGAGGCTGCTGTTGCGCACGATGCGGATGAGGCTTTCGCCGTCACGCGCGACGGCCTTGATGGCGACGCGCTGCAGGGCGGCGAAGTCCATGAGGCCGCGCACGTCGGCGCTTTTGCACCACTGCGCCCAGGCCATCTCGACGGCGTCGTTGGCGGTCTTGTCGAGCGCCTTGCTGACGGTGTAGGCGCGCACCTGCAGCACCGGGCCGGCGTGGCCGATGACGTTGTTGGCCACCAGGCTCAAGAAGCGGCGGCCGTGTTCGTTGTTGGCGCAGAGCTGCCGCGCACGGGCGCGCAGGATGCTGAGGTTGCCGTCGAGGTCGGCGTTGATGGAGCCGGACCACTGCGCCAGCGATTGCGTGAGGCGGTTGACGCCGGCCCCGGCAAAGCCGGCGCTGGTGACGCCGGCGAGGCCGGACCACCATTCGCGCTTCATGTCGGCGCGGCCGCGCGCGGCAATGAGGCGTTCGCGCTGGCGCTGCTCATTCCACTCGCGCAGCACGCGGCTGCCGGGCTCGGGGTTTTTCAGCACGCGGGCGTCCCTCACATGCGCACCTGGATGTGGCCGCCGACGCCGCGGCCGTTGCGGATGGCTTCGGCGTTGCGTTCAGCCGCGACGCGGGTTTCGTAGAAGTTGAGCAGCTTGAGCAGGTCGGCGATCGGCGTACGTTTGAGGCTGCGGCCGGCGATGGTGTATTCCTCCTGGTCGCGGCTGGCACGGCCTTCGATCACGGCCTTGATGGCGTCGAGCGCTTTTTCGCTGTGGGTGCGCTGGTCGCTGGCGGCGGTGGCGCTGCCGCTGAACAGGTTGGGCAGCACGTCGAGGCTGCCGTTGTCGACGGTGAACTTGCGGCCGTCGCCGTGGCTGACCTGGGCGACCCAGGCGTAGGTGCCGGCGCCGCTGGCGTAGGCCGCGGTGGTGGCGGCGGTGACGTTGACGGCGAAGTTGCTGCCGTCGGCGCTGGCGATGATTTCAAAGCCGCCGGCGGCGTTTTTGAAGCGGTAGGTCAGCGTCCACGTCGGCGCCGGGTAGTCGCCAGCGAGATCCTCGCGCCGCCATTGCCAGGTATCGCCGAGGCGCAGCTGCGCCGGCTCGTTGGTCGGGATGTCGGGCATCGATCACCAGCGTTTGACAAAGCCGGGCCGGCGCGGGGCGCTCGGCGCGGCGGGTTGCGGGGCCGGCGGTGCAGGCGTCTGCACAGCGGGCGCATCGGGTGCTGCAGCGGCCGCGGCTTCGGGGGCGGCGGCGGTAAACAGGTCGGGCAGCCACGCCTGGGCAATCCGTTCCCAGGCGGCGGCGGTGAGCAGCGGGATGCCGGCGTAGTGCGCGGCAGCCAGGCAATACACCTCGAGATCCAGCGCTTCGTTTCGGCGGCTTGCCGACTTGACCCATTCGAGCTTGGCGCGGCCGCGGTGGTAGCGGGTGACTAGGCGCTCGGCGGTGAGCTGATCGTAATACTCGGCCGGCAGAGCGGCGCTGAAGTGCATGCAGCCGGGGCCGACTTCGGCGATCCGCAGCCGGGTGTAGATCAGCGCCTTGGCGGTGTCGGTGCCGATCGGCCAGACCTGCACGCCACGCTTGAGCCGGGTGCCGCGCCAGTTGACATCCATTTCGCTGGGCTTGCCGAGCACGGCGCGCCCGCTTTGCGAGGCGCCCTTGATCGCCAGCACATGCACCTGCTCGCTGCCGCTGTTATTGCTGCCGCCCTCGCCGCCCACCGGCACGAAGCGGTGGCTGCGGCAGAAGGCATACACGTCCTGCGTGTGGTGGCCGCCGGAGTCGATGGCCACAGCCAGGGCGTGCATGTCGCGGCCGCTGGCGTGGCGATACGGCTGCTTGATCCACTCGAGCAGGCGGTTGTCGACGCCGTTGAGCAGGTCGCGTGGTTCCCCGTGAAACACTTGATAATCGACCACCCAGCTCTGCTCGCCCGGGCCCCAGGCCTTGGCCTTGACCTCGATGCGGTTGCCCTGCACGTCGGCGGCGCCGGTGATGCGGTAGGCGTCCTGCGGCACGGTGCGCAGCGCATACGACTCGGCGCGGGCCTGCAGGCTGCCGACCTCGACGCGCTCGCCGTCGTCTTCCCAGGTCTCGGCCAGCGCCGTGTTAATGAAGACCTTGAGCAGCGCGGTGTCGCCGGCGTCGGCCTTGGTCTTGGCCTGCAAAAACTGCACCGCCAAGCTGCCCCAGGACTCCCAGCCCAGCGGCGAATACAGGCTGGACAGGTGGTAGCCCTTGACTTTGCCGCCGGTGGCGCCGGGGTTGTCGCAGATCCACACGCCGCGGGCCAGCATCTGGGTCTTGTGGTGCTCGGCGATTTCGACGCCGCACTCTTCGCAGGCATACACGGCGAGCTCGGGCTGGTCCTTGGGCCAGCGCACATTGCTCCACTTCAGCCACTGGAAGTGCCCGCAGTCCGGGCACGGCACATGGTACCGATGCCGCTCGGCCGCCTGGTAGGCGTTCTCGATCTTCGACCAGTCCTTCAGCGTCGGCGTCGAGCACTTGAACACCTTGCGCCGCGCGAAGGTGCTGGTGCGCTTGATCGCCAGGGCGACAGGGTCGCCCTCTTCGTCCACGTCCGACGGGTAGGCGTCCACCTCGTCGAGAAACAAAAACCGCACCGGCATCGAGCGCAGATCCGCCGCGCTGTTCGCGCCGGCAATCACCAGCACGCCACCGCCGAAGTCCTTCATCAGCGTCGTGTTGCCGCTGTCGCGCGTGCGCGATTCCTGCACCTTGTCCGCGATCGCCGGCGTGTCCGCGATCATCGGCGCGATGCGCTGCTTGCTGAAGCGCTTCGCGGCCTGCGTCGTCGGCTGCACCATCATCACCGGCGCGGGTTCGATGTCGATCACGTAGCCCAACCAGTTGAGGCCGCACTCGGTGCCGCCCACCTGCGCGCCCTTGATGAAGATGATCTCTTCAACCGGCGACATCGCCGACAGCGCGTCCATGATCTCGCGCAGATACGGCGTGCGATCAGTCCGCCAGGGCCCCTTCTCCGCCGACGACTTCGACGACAACACCCGCCGCGCATCCGCCCACTCGCTGACGGTCATCGCCGGCGGCGGCTCCCACCCCGACGACCAGGCGTCGGCGATCAGCTGCTCCGCGTCGAGCATCAGTGTGGCCGCTGCGATGAGCCGCTTGCAGCACCCCCTTCAACCAGTCCACCAGCCGCAGCACCCGTAGCACCCGCGGCACCCGCACCCGCGGCGGTACCATTGCCGCCGGCCGCATCACCGCCAGCGATCTGCGCACACACCGCGCGGATCTCCGCCGCCAGGATGTCCTGCACCTTCGCCGAATCTGTCTCCGCCGCCAGCTGCGCCCCGATCCGCGACGGTATCGCCATCAAGGCGTCGCGCGCGATCCGCGCCCTTGCCATCGTGGCCTTGTGCACCGCGCCGGCATCGACCAGCTTGCCGTGTTTTTCAGCCAGCTCCAGCTCGAGCAGCTGCGCCCGCAACCGCTCGCTGGTTTCCTTGGCCTCCCACAAGCCCCGTCCGCCGCCCTTGCCTTCGCCATCGCCGGCGGCCCGGCCATCACCGCCAGCGGCACCCGACGATCCTGCACCAGCCCCTGCGGCAGGGGCCGTGCCACCGGCCGCGCCTAACATGGACCCGCTCGCCACCGCCCCGCTCATCTGGCCGCGCATCGACTGCTCGGGGTCCGTGTGCCGCGCCAGCTGGATGCGCGCCACCTCGACATCCACCTTGCCGTCAATCAGCCGCACGTTGCCCCGCTTGACGTGGTGCTGCAGGGTCGACAGAGCCATGCCCAGCTCTCGCGCCCCTTTTCGTTGACTGACCAGCTCTGCCATCACATCACCTTGACCGAGACTGACCGAACCATTGACCGAGCCTAAGCATCTCTGGCACTAGGCAAAAATCGCGGTCGTTTCGCACCA